CACACAAGTATCCGTTCATACAAGAGGGTGATAAGATTAAGTTTGTGCATATGAAGACACCAAACATCTATCAGTCAACGTCTATGTCGTTCATGACGGAGTTACCAAAAGAGTTTGATGTGCAAGATAAGATTGATTACGAGATGCAGTTTGACAAGAGTTTTGTAGAACCACTCAAGTTTATCACAGACAAGATACGGTGGAGACTTGATAAAAGTTATGGAACACAAGGAACATTAGAAGGATTTTTCACATGATTGAAGGGATAATACATTATGGAAACATTTTTATGGGTAGAGAAGTATAGACCAAATGACATTGATGCGTGTATATTACCAAGTGATTTAAAGAACACGTTTAGTGAGTTTGTAAAAGATAAACACATACCAAACCTTATACTATCGGGTGGATCAGGTGTCGGTAAGACCACTGTCGCAAAGGCCATGATAGAACAGATAGGGTCAACGTATATAATGA